CCGTAGTGCTGTTTCTGAATATCAATAATTACCGAAAGTTAACTCAAAAGCCTACTAGGTTAATTATTGAATCATGGATAACTCTTCAACAATAATCGGCCCATTAAAAGATCTCGTTGGTGCAACCCCGTACTCTGACTCTGAGAAGACGACGGTAGCTGATGAGATTAAGGAATTAAGAGAAAAGAACAAAAGAACAGTATTCACCGCTATTAAAGAATACTATGACAAATTGAAGGAGAAGCACAAGTCTAAGGAAATTGTGCCCATGATATACCGTTTTTGTGGGGCCGTTGTTACAGCACTCACTATAGGTCAACTATCACACATAATGATCTTAACAGTCATTAACCAATGGTTTGGAATGCATTTCATTATATCCTATGTGATATCTAGAGTCAGTTCATTCTACGTTGGTAGTTGGGCATTTATGGAAGTAACATTTACATCAAAAGATAGAGCCTTCCAGATGCAGATGAAGCTCTGGCACATTGTGTTACTGGTAGCAGCAACCACTGGCATAGGTATGTATTGGGGCGGACGTAATAGGCGACAAGCAGCGAGTAGTTTTATAGCCAGTGGTAGCGTATTCCTTGGAGCTTTTATGTTGTGGTTATACGGTAATGATATTAAATCACTTATGGAAGATATGTCCAGGATGAATTATATACGTACCTTTTCTGATACAGCATCTCAAGTCACTAATGCCATACAATATGTTATAAATGGTCAACCAAAACCTCGCAATAAACGCCAATCTGATAATGATGAAAAGATACCATTGGATCAAATAACACCTAAAAAGTTAGATGAAACCCACAAATCACTTCTGGATGACGTTGAAGCGAAAATTTCGGAAGACAATGGGCCTCCGATGTCTGATTTTGCTCAATTCTGTGCTGATGATCGTAATAAACACATATTATATTGGACAGAACAGCTCAGGTTCGCTGCCCTTGATCACACCAAGATACCCACAAGATTAACCGCATGTATGATGATTGTGGAACATGACGATGATGGCAGGGGTATAGAGAGTAAGAGAGCACCACGCGTCGCATCTCCAATAGGCTACAGAGTCCCAATTGACGCATTTATAGGTTACCTTGCATCACATTACCGCAGGATTGGTGTTGATAGTGTAAATTTTGCGGTTAATTACACAGTTAGGAATCCCATGCCAATAGAGATATTTGAAACATTTGCAATCACGTATGCCCCTAGGCTCACACACAAGTTAACCACACGGCGTCAAATTGGTGAAATAGAGGTTAAACTCATCGACAACTATGAGATAGATACCCAGGATTATGTGTTACCGATATGGACAATGTATATGAATAACATGGACCCTAAATTCGATTTCAAACTAGCTGATGCACCTGATGATCTCGTGTCTAAATTAAAGAACAAATATCTCGTATCAAAGTACAATAAGCATATATTGATAGATGAACATGAGAAATCATTCGTCGTTGTTAGTGTCATCAATGAGGCTGCATACAAAGGATCTGGCATGACCGGTACTTACAGCCTAGTCAGCTACAATCATGATGATCCACTTGAACGAGACGACGTCGATTTTGACATGAAGCAGATCACCACTACCTTCATTAATAAATTACGCGACAGTGCTGAATACATACTTAGTAAAGGATTCATTCCCGTTAATTGTATAATGCAGTTTGAATCGCGACCGGCACCTGATAGCCGCGGCATGATGCGTATAGAAGATTATTCGTGGATGGGACCATACCTCACATTGACATGGACTAAAACATTGTTCCATAGTGGAGAGAAGAAAGAACGACGAACTGTTCCAAAAAATGTTGTACATGACAACGCTCCACCACATTATAAATTCTTATATGATGTCTTTAACCCAAGTGACATCCATACATGTGATTTGCACTATGATGTCGTGTGTAAAAGGGACATAAACAACTGGTCATCATTGTTGAACAATTGTAATAACTGTTATTGGCCCGATAAGAAAGTCAAAAGGAATAAGGTTGTTACATTAGTAAAGAATACGTCAGACACCATTAGTGGATTAATACCTACATTCGGAGTTGAAACCAAGCTCAGAATGAAGAAACTCACACCAATAATAATAGTGCAAGCCTTAATTGTCGGTGCCGTTGTGTTATTTTTTTACAAACGTAGACAATGTAAGCACACTGCCAATTGTAAGGGTGAAGATTGCAGAAAATGCGTGGATTGCATTCATGGGTCCGTTTGTGATCAGTATGAAACGGATGATAAGCCGAAAATACCCAAGCATGCACAATGTGTTGCGCAGTGTACGCACCATAAGAATTGTAAAAAACATATTGATAATTCAATTCCCAAGCATGAGGTTTGGCACACTTTTATAACCGGTGAACTTGGTCATGGCTGGTTGGAGAAGTGGCGTCATAAATTACAAGATTGCGTTGATGATCAATGCAAACCCGCATGTATACACAATGATACTTGTGAGAATTATGTTGCATCGTATTTGAATGTCATAAATCCTGGTATGGTTGAGAGTGCTGATGTTTACAATCCCTCACCTGAGCAGATGATATTGGAAGCACATTTCAAGCGCTACGCCAAGCGTGAGGACGGAGATTATGCTAATGAGCATGAACCTACCCATAACGATAATAAACAAATAGATTATTATGCTGATCTCGAACAGGAGATCATAGACAGGCTTAAAACTGGGCGTGATGAATGGGGTGACATTGATTCGAAAGAGCATAAGAACAAACACACCGCTACAGTCAAGCGTTCAGCAATAGCCCAAGATCCAAGTGGACCATGGCCTGGTGTTTCAGCTGAACAAAAAGACAAGGATTATCTTAAGCAGGTGCAACGTGTGCTTAACATAATGGATGATCCTGATGACCCCAGTGCCCTAGGCCAGGCAAAGAGGAGATTAGCCGATTTGATTGAGGATCGGCCCTTACTATCAATCGGATACATCATTACCCAGGAGCACATCGAAGGTACTATCATAGCTGAACAGCTGTATAAGAAACATCATTGGCAGGACCTCAAGCAATTGAAAGCCTTGATGGAGCAGATAAATATACTGAGAGCCCTTCCTGATAAACCTAGTCCAACACAACCCCAAACATTGAGAATCGACGGCACTGATGCTAATAGGAAATCGAAACGTGTTGATTGGTTGTATCATCCAGTTCCTCACTGGTGGCCACAACTCAAATCCAACTTATTGAAGAAATATGGAGATGATCCCACCGTTGTATCAGTACTTAATAAACCATACGCATGGTATTGTTGGCAACGTAAATTAATAACTCTGAGAGATAGGAAGAAAGCACCTAAGGCGGATGCCAAACTCGAAGAGAGCAAGGCACAAACTATTGTTACTGCCATCGATAGGGGCATGCCACTCAAACTGTACAGGTGCATAGTTGATATTTGGGTTCAAGGGTCTGGCTATGCATTCGGATCAGGTGGTTACGTCAGGTTGAAAGACGGTGCGTGTGGCATCCTTACCGCCAAACATAACATACACAATGCCAAGAGTGAGATAGATGACCCAGTCACCATTACCATCAAGAGATCCGACAGGCCAGACTTAGAAAGTGAATGCGTCGTTGATGACAAGCACAAATTCTTCGGCGATGTCTCATTCTTAACCATCAAGAATCCCAACATATTCGCTGGCGTAGCACCCATACCTATTGGTACGGAGATGACGCAATGTCGCATATTTGTCCATGACAATAAGTTCAGAGGATTGATGTCTAAAGGCTTGCGAGCTGCATTTGACGAGGAAAACGGCTATAGACACACAATATCCGAATTTGTACCTGTTAAACGCCACACTATAGTAACTCTTGACGGGGTTGAGCGACAACACATAATAGCATATCGCATCAATACACAGGCAGGTGATAGCGGTTCTTTGGTACTTAATGAGAATAATGAAGTCATTGCTGTCCATGCTATAGGCGCAGTTGTTGGACAATTTGATCATAATGGTGGAGTATGCCTGATATCCTCAATTGATGATGATAGGAAGCTATTACGTTCACCGACTGATTACACGTTTGCCATAAGTGGCAATTATCAACAATCAGCGACTATTAGGAGCACCAGGCACGGCCAAGGAATGGTCTCAACTCGTGATCCAACATATACCGATACCACCCAGTGTAAGCTCATTAATGATCACCTTCATGAATTGGTCGATACAATGGAAAAGTTACACAAACGATATGAACCTCGGCTTAATGGACATATACTGCATATGAAACCTCAACCCTATAAACAACCGGGTTTTAACCAATATAAGGTTATGCATGAAGCCAAAACTGGTCTTGAGCTTAAAAGCACTTATCGTCTGAATGACATAAACGAGGACACCGTGTCAGTTGCATGTGCCAAATTCACCGCCATACCTAAACAAATGAGTGATAAGCATCGCATTGCGTATGAAATGGCGCTGGAAATAACTAAGCAAATGCTGTCAAACCATTTCACCTACACTGATCTAAGTAAACCATTGTCGTACGATGAGGCTATTGACCAGCTCGATCCCACGACGGCGCCAGGTTATCCATACAATAAATTGTACCATACTAAGGGACAGGCCTTTAAGTGCCCTGAGTTTCGCAAGGAGTCCGAGATAAGATGGAACATGCGATTGACAACTAAATTGCATGAGGTAACGCTCATCAACCCTAAAAGAGGCGAAGTTATGCCATCTAATAAATGCGATAAAATGCGAGTCGTCATGTGTGATCCTGTTAGCAGAATCGTAGATGCTGAGCGATTATTCGGACGATTCAAAGTGGGCATGATCCGAACCTCCCATTTATTATTTCAAAGAAAGAGTTTCTCAACCTTGGGACAAGGCATACATTATGGCACGTTTGAATTACTCCATAAAATGCTTAAAGATAAGGTGTGCGTGGGCACAGATGCGACCTCATGGGAGGCCAGTTTGCATAAGAACCAAATGAAAGATGCTTTCAACATGATCGCTGACATAATAAATTTCAGTGACCCCAGCGACAGAATTAGATATGATCAGGTCGCTGACGAGCTCGTTAGTGGCTTTATGGCATGCCCAAACGGCCAATTAATATATAAGGACGGAAAAAATGGTTCCGGTAATGGCATGACCGCTCAACTGAACACTGTCATGATGTTCATATACACATTAACATGTGTATTATTGCAAATTGGTAAGATTAAGATTCAAGTCGAGTTCATAATAATAGTTAATTGTGATGATGTCATTATTGGTTGGATGGCCAAGATCAAATTTGACCCTGATAAGCATTGCTTCATAATGGGTAACGTGTTCGGTATCATATTGGAAATATCTGAAACTGGGACCATATATGAAATGGTTTGGTATAACGCTAAATTCACTGTTAGATATTATTACGGTTCCATTAGATGCATGCCGAGCATTAATACGGATAAACTCGCAGCATCCTTAGCAGTAGCACCCTGCAATCCTACCGCTGCTAAGCAACAAGCCATAGCGTTCGATCTGATGTGTGAATTAACTGATGACTTAAAGTTCAAACAATATATACGCAGCTACTGTCAATTCATGAGTGTAGATATTATATCACCTATTCAAAAGTGCTACATATTTACAGGTGAGGAACCCATAGCTGGCGGAATTGCTTACGAACCATCTTATACTAGGTCATCGATGATAGATAAAGTCAGTGCCGATCACCTCGTCACTACTATACCGGGGGAAGGTGATTCAACTGGTATTATTAACACGTTGCATAGTTGCAACGTTGTTAAACCAAAATTACATACATCGATAATCAACGCTGGGTCGATTGGACCGCAGAAGAGAACTACATTACAGACACTCTCAGGCACTCCTTCACTGACGGAGTTACAAAATTCGCTAACCTATTCGAAACAGAACCACTCCAAGAAGTGTCAATCAACGAATTCACTAACCAACGCATTATGCCGCCTAAGAAACTTAGAGCAATTAAGAAAAGAGAAACTCAAACAGGCAAGCCATCAAGTGGCAAGCTTAAGAAAGCAGCGAAAGCAATCATTGCTCAAGCAAGGGCAGCTAGAAAGAATGCGCCAATACACCGACTCAAAGAACAAATCAGACATTCGGGAATGCAAATGGTTGTTCATCCAAAGTTCAAACACACTCCCAACACCGCTGCCGCAGGAAAGATCGTCACTGAATTTAAGAAGGTTGCAACACTTGCGAAACGAGGGGATGGTCCACCAGTACGGTATACGCCCCGACGAATGGGACATAGCTATTTCCGTCCAAGACATGGGGGTAAAGGTAAATCATCCCAGATCTTTGACTTTCAACAGATGGGACCACTCGTTATTACACAGTCAGCGACTGATATTCGGCCATTGTGTGAAGTTCCAATTTGTCCCGAACATTTTATTAGCGAGCAAGCTCGTAGAGAGGCTAGTATGTATGATAACTATGAATTTATCGACCTCACCATCACATATGTCCAAGCAGTGGGCAATGATTTCAATGGTGATATGTACGGAGGGTACACGCAAGATCCAACTGAATATTTTGTTGGTGATTCAGCCGGAGTGCGAGCTCTGTCTGCAAAAGAAGGATCACATCCTTGCCCATATTATGGCACACCAGTTGATGACGACAGATCAACTTGGCGATTACCCAAATTTAAGGGACCAAGAAGGGTTCTATATGTTAGCGAAAATGGGGATTCAACCACAGCAGCTGACACACGACAAACAATACAAGCTAAATTTGTATTGCTTCAAAATACACCAATACCAAACGTGGGGGTTAGGACTGGGCACTTATGGGTTTCAGGTGCTATCAGATTTTACACGCCAACATTGCAGCCAGTATTTGTTGGTGGATGTACCACGTATTATTATGCTGAAAGTAAAACTGGGCCCGGTGTTGACATACTTGCTGGAACAAACACGTTCACAAATAACGTTAAAACCCAAACAGAGAACAGTAACTCGCAAGTTGATCACCAAGACCATCCAGCAATGTTTGACAAGTGCTGGTATCTACCCGCGGGAATGTGGGTCCTCGATGCGGGTGTTAATGTCAAATCTACATCAGGAACTGCAGATGCAAGATATTTCTCCTGGGCAATCGCTGCTGGTACGGATACAGAATGGACCAACATTTCGAACACTGGAACGCGCTACTTTGGTGATAATGATTGGGCACCAGTTGGGACACTCCAATACAACTTGGTTTCTACTGGTCCAATTCAGCTTCAAAATTGGCGAGTCAACATTCCGGGTGACGGAAACGACTACTATGTAAGGTTCCAGTGGTTCGGAGAAACCGAGGAGAGTAGATCCATATATATAAAATTTGGATACACACAATTCGTGAATGTTTTCCCCTTATCAGTGCCTGGACATGACGAGCTTCAAGTGAATAAAGTTGCTCTGACCACAGAACAAGCATTGAGGAAACTCACACAAAGTATGAATAAGAAAAGAGACAAAAATCACACGTGGGCCGACCCACCTTCACACAAAGGGCTCACGCGACTCACCACACACATACCCTCCCTGATTGAATCAAAGGCTGCCCCATTAATCAAAAGATTGAGATTGCAGACCGATGAAAAATCACACGGACATGAAACTGTCCTTACAAGTGTTGGTACCGGACACTCTAAACCGGTCCAATATAATGGTACGGAGGAAAGGCCCAAACCACCGTCACCATCAAATAGGGCGCATTCGTATCAAATTAATCATGATAAGAAATGGGAAGACGATTGGGATGAAAAAGTTGCCATCAAGGAATATATTGATGTCATCACCGATCTTGACAGGATGCAACTACAATCATTTTACGATATAATCGTTGATGATAAAAAATTTGCTGATTATGTTTGGGATCATGATAACAACAAAAGGAGACGAAGTTTGATAAACTGCGTTCTCTGTGACATATTACATGTCATGATTCGTGATAATCCCCGATTAGCAATTGAACGACATAGGCTCGTTAAAACAGATATCGTGAACATGACAGTCGAAAGACTGCCGGACTTTAAAAAGTATGTCATGATACACCCAGCTGATGCTGACCGCCCGGTGAGAGAGGCTAGCCAAGGTAAAAAGATTGGCTCTAATAAATAGTATAGATGAATAGGATTTTTTACATCATATACGCACATAAATATAATTCGTAATAGAAATATGTTTTTCGTGACTATTCCCTGAAACGCAAACAGGTTTAAC